CCCTCATGAGCGCATAGCGATGGGGGTTGTAACCAGAGAGTTCGAGGGCGGCGTTTACAACTGGGCAACCCGGCAGTGGGAGGAGAGCACATGATGGACCTTGATATGTTCGCAAGAGAGATTGCTCAATCCTCCGCTGCAATTGCGATTGGGCTTGAAAGTCAGTTTAAGCTAATCGTGAAAGACATTGAGGAAACGGCAAAAGAAGAGCTGGGTTTATACCAGCCTGCCGTTGGCTCTTTCGATGCCTGGGCGCCACTCGCTGATTCAACAATGGCAGGGCGCGTATCGGCTGGATACTCAGCCAATGAGCCTCTACTTCGTTCCGGAGAGCTTCGCGACACAATTGAAAGTGAGATCGTAGGACTGGCAGCGATTGTGGGGACCAAAAGCGAGATTGGGTTGTGGCAGGAAGTTGGCACCGACCGCATCCCGCCAAGACCATTCATCGGCCCCGCGTACGTGAGAAAGATTGACCCTCTGATGGATGCAATTGGGCTGGCTATCACGACTGGCTTCAAAGCTTACTGATGACTACCTGGCGAAGAAGGCGAGGAAGCAGGCTAAGGCATAAAGGAAACCCGGCCGGAGCCGGGTTGTAGTTACTCAGATTTCATCGCATCCACATACTGGGATAGGAAAAACGCGAGAAGTCTTTGGATAGCGCTTATTTCCGTTTTTATCCATGATCCATGGACGGAAAATCACATCACAGCTGTTGCCACATTTATGGCAAATTGTTGTAGCCATTTTCAAATCCTCTCCCCAGTAGGGACTCTCCGCCAAGGACTTGATTATAAAATAGGGATCCGCTACCTTATTGGTGTCACGCAATTGGGTAATGGGAGTCCATCCCTAACCTGAGCATCTTCCCGTGCAAAGGAATTTGCTCAAATATTACTGAGGCCGAGCGTAAACCTTCAAAATTGAAGCGATACGCTCGGCTTCTTCGTTTGTAAGATCAGTAGGTATACCGGGTAAGGTCAAAATAACCCCAGGCCTTAAAGGAATCGGGATATCAATTGTCTCTGTATCCCCCCTGACGACCCCATTAAGTACTGATACCGGCTGACTGAAATCTCTTGGCACTCTTTTACGTCGCGCGCGTAAAGGGGCTTGTTCAACGCTTTCTTCATGATCATTGTTCATTGAGCTATCTCCATCCACGTAGTCTAAAAACTTATCCAGAGAACTAGTGTAACGACTTTTGTAAACTTGAAGAGTTGATGATGAAGGTTGGGTAATTGCATCTTTAAAATGCTCATTTATTAGCTTGTCAGTATCTATCTCACGAACATCATCTGTTTCATCAGTGAAGATGCCATCAACGTAAGATGATAGCAGGAGATTTGACGTGCTTTTGAGGTTACGGGCAGTAGCTTCGTTGATATCCGAAGCTTCATGCAATGTGTCTAGAAACCGCCTAAAGGCTGAGATGCTGTATTCAGTTTCCATAATTCCCTCTCATATGCTGCTTGATACAGTAAGCATACGATTGATCGGTGATATCAATCAAGATCATTTTTTCGATCGGAGAAAACTTTTTTAATTTTTGATTTTTCGATGAATCGGTTGTCGTCAACCAATGTCAAGATAAATTTTTGATCTTGGTGTATGCCCCAGGGCACCAAAATTGCTTTTTGCTTCCATTTGCATAAGACTCCCTTTAGGATTTATCCCAACACTTACGTTTGGGGATAGGGATATGAAGTTAGCTTTAGTTGTGATGGGGTTGCTGGTGTGCTCCGTGGCGCATGCTGATTTAGATAGTGCTGCAAAAAATCTAAGCGACTGCGTAACTCAATATGCAGACAGTCAAGTCAAAACAACCAAATCAACTGGCATCATCTCTGATGAAGCTTTTGAAAGATGTAGCGCTGAACTCTCTGAATACCATGACTCAATTGGCCCTGACAGAGCGCAATGGTCTGGTTTAAATGCTCAACAAAAAGAAGCCATTTCAAAAATCAGGGATCAGGCAACAACAAAAGTTCGCAAGAGTATATCCTCACAAATCATCACCTTCATCACAGATTCTCGCAAAAGCTCTTAAGCCGCTTAACTGCGGGTTTCTTGCTATATCCTTGCTAGGATTTGTACCACTGTTACTTATGGGGATATGGATATGAAGAAGGCATTTGTGCTGGGGCTTTTGCTGGCAGTCGTTAGTAGTTCTGCACTTGCTGAAGAACACTTCAAGGTTGGCGAAAACGCAAACCTTTCAGACGGTGGCTGGGTGTGCCGGACATTGGAGAAGGCGGTTGCTTCCAGGATTATCGGTCCATTTGAAGAAGCCAAAACAAGTGACGCCATACATCAATTGGACAACGGATACTGCCTTGGCTACTCAATCAGGCCTCTAAAGGTCATTGGCTATGATGACTACCTTATCCCTGAGTCTGCCGAAAAAGGGCGGCAGTTTGTCGCAGTGAGAGAACCCCGTTCTGGTGATACTTGGTATGCATACATTGGATACCTGAAGCCTGCTAAATAAAGAAATTACAGAATAGAACCCAGCCAATGAGCTGGGTTTTTTTATGCCCAAACAAAGAGGTTTCTATGGATGTTCAGGCTTACCGCGTAGCTGTTCGCATCGCCCTTGATGACCAGATCACCCGCAACATGCTTCAGGTTAGCCGTGATGCCATCCAGCTCAATAAGAAATTCGTTGAGATGACGAAGAACATCAAAACTGTAACCATTGCCGCCAAAGAAGCTTCCTCAGCAATGCGCTCCATGAACAGCGCAATGAATAACCAGTTTTCAGGTGCGACGCGTGGTGCAAATGAATATGCCAGTGCTATGCGTTCTGCAGCGGATCATGCACAAAGAGCCAGTACTGCCACCCGAAATCTTCCTGCGCTGACCGGTGGTTATGGCGGCGGGTCTGCATTCCCAGCAATGGCTGCGGGTGCATTTGCATTATCGGCTGGTAGTGCTGGCGGCGGTGGTGGCTCTCGCGGCGGTAATGGCCTGATGGCATTACCTAGCCCGCAAAGTCAGGGAGGCGGATGGGGTGGGTGGAATAATGGCGTACCACCAGGTGGATGGGGCGGTGGCGGTTCTGGTGGCGGAGGCAATGGCTCATCAAATCGCGGACTCGGTCCGGGTTCACATGCTGATGGCATGACAAATCTTGCTACAGGATATCTTGGCTTCAAGCTGCTGGATGGCTTTGTTGATGAGGCTGCGAAGTACCAAACCTTGACAGAAAAATTCAATAACTTTGGATTGGGTGAAGGTGCGTTGAAGGAGGCTGAGAAATTCGCTTCAGCAACGAAAGTATTCGGCTCCTCAACTACTGACATGCTCCAATATTTTACAGAGGCACAAGGTGTATTCAGGGAGTCCGGCGCTCACACACTTAAAGAACAACTCGCTGGAGCAAAATTAGCTGCTCCAATGATGGCAAAAATTAATTTTGCAATGACCGCAATGGATCCGCATGCCAAGCCTTTATCTGAAGCGCAGCAGATGGATATGCTGAGGTTCGTTGAGCAAGCTGGCGGACTCACTAGCCCGAAAAGATTTAATGAGCTGATGAATGCTAGTTTCAAAGCGGTTGTTACTTCAGGTGGCAATGTCGATTTCAGTCAATACAGGCAGTTCATGGCGCGGTCCGGTGTTGCTGCAATGAACCTAAGTGATAAAGCTTTATTCGCAAGCTTAGAGCCAATAATTGGTGAAATGAAGGGAAGTACAGCCGGATTCGCTAACCGAACATTGTATAACCGATTGAATGGGATAATTAAATTACCTAATCAGGTTGTTAATGACCTGATGAAGAATGGTGTATGGGACAAAGATAAAATCACGCTGAATGCAATGGGCGGCATTAAGAGGTTTGAAGGTAATCCGCTAATCGGTGCTGAGATTTTATCAAAGCAAGGTGCAACTGAGTTTTATAAACAGGTTTTACTGCCTTCTTACAAGGCCAGGGGGCTTAACGAAACTGATATCCAGCGTGAGAATGCCCTCATTGGTGGTAGTACTGGCGGGGCAATGCTTAACCTTATCGACAAGCAATTGCAGATAATTGAGCACTCAGAAGCAGGCTGGTCAAAAATTAGAGATTTAGATCCTACAGCCAAAGCAGGTGCATCGACTTATAACGGTAAGGCGATCGACTTCCAGAAAAAATGGGAGAACTTGCAGTTGGTCTTGGGTAAAGACGGCGGCTTGCTGGACACGTTCACTAAAGGGCTTGAGGGACTAACATCAATCATGCAGCGAATGACTGATATTGCCCATAAGAACCCAGAGTTGGCTAAGTTTGTCGGGCAAGCAGCATTAGCGGTAACTGCATTAGCCTCAGTGAGCGGTAGCATTTGGCTGATGAAGCACGCGACCGGCGCCTTGATTGGTCCGCTAAAATTTTTGACTGGTTCAAGTGGCTTCCCGCTTCTTGAAAAGTCATTAGGAACACTTCCAAATGCTGTCACACTGGCGATAGGCGGGGTTCTCGCAGCTTCAACGGTAGAAATCTACAACCGAATTAAAGCAATGAAGGATGGTCGGCCTTACGACCAGATTGCTTCACAGTCCGCTGAAATGTCAGAGCGCGATCGCCTTGCCCATGAAAACGCTAAAGCTAATGGAGGGAGCTATAAACCATGGGCACCATCCCAATCTGATTTCGATTCTGAGAAAGGGCGCTATCCATCCGTGCCGCCAAAATCGTCATCAGCCAGCAATCAACCCGTGAATCTCTTACTTACTCACGAGGGCCGGCAAGTACTTGTGGCCACGGTCATCGGGGGGATGAGCAAACAGGCTACTAAGGCCCCTTCCTCAACCAGCGCATTTGATTCATCCATGCTTATGGCCTATCCGGGACAGGTAAGTAAGCTTTCCACCCCAAACTAACGGAGTCGTTATGGCGTTCTTAAGCGCAATGAACAATTTCGCGCAGGGCTATGACCCCACGGCGACCCGGGTAGTACTCGGGGATTTCGAGTTTCTGGATTTCGAAGTCCCTGAGCGCATCGCCATACCCGGCAGGCAGAAGACCGTTCTTCACCAGATGATTGGTGGTAAGCGAACTGTTGATGTTCTCGGCATCGAATATGACCCGCTATCATGGTCTGGCATCATCACCGGTTCTCAGTCCGGCGATCGTGTCAGCGCGCTCGAACGAATGCGTGACGCCGGGGAGCAGTTAACCCTGACGCTGGATAATTACAGCTTTACGGTGGTGATAACCTCGTTCACTCCGGTATATGAGTTCATCTACCGGCGACCATTCACGATTGAGGTGGCGATCGTCAGCAACAATGCTTCGCCATTGAAGGTGGATGCATTAACTGGCGCGCTTCAGGGACTCATTGATAGCGATATAGGGAAATCCCTTGGCCTCGCTGACATCATCGACGTTGATAGCGTTACAAGCGCTGTCACGACCGTACAAAGCGCTGTTAAAGAGGTGACTGACTTCGCTCATGCCACGGTTGAGCAAGTTCAATCTGTTGTCAGGCCGATCGTAGCCGCGCAGGTGATTATTCAGCAGCAAATCGGACAACTTGAATCCGCTGCTAATGACATCACAACCCTGGGCGGCCTTGTTCCGGGCAATCCAATTTCGAAGACCATCAGCAACCTGTTATCCCAGGCTGATCAGTCAACGAAAATACCGGCGCTCTACAATCTTCAAAGCGTGCTTGGCCGGCTAAATAAAAACGTAAATTCAGGGCAGACTGCTGATGGCGTCCGATCAGTAACGTTGTCTGGCGGCAATCTTTACCAGGTTGCTTCTGACCAGTACGGAGATGCCTCTCTCTGGAGCAGTATTGCTTCGGCCAACAACCTTACTGACCCGCAACTAACTGGTATCAACACGCTCACCATACCCTCTAATCCGACGAGTTAGCCATGGATGTGAACAACGCAATAACCGTATCCAGCGCCCGCCATATCAGCGGGCGTTGTCTTTTGAATGGGGTTGAAGTGCCGTTTGTATCCTTCAGTGTCGAGAGTAATGGCTTTCGAGGGGCCTCCACCTTTGATCTTGTACTGGCGACATCAGCGCTCCCTGCCACTATGGGATTACTGAATTACTGGGCTGTGCAAACAACGATTAAGGTCGAGTTGTCCGCCTCAATAATTACCAAATCAGGAACGAACGAAAAGAAGCTGATTATCGGGAATATCGATAACTGGCATTACGATCCGGCGCGCTTCGAAATCACTGCAGATGGCCGCGATTTCATTGCTCTCCTCATCGATGCCAAGTCAGCCGGTGAAAGCTTCAAAAACTACACCAGTTCGCAAATCGCAACGATGCTGGCTGAGCGGCACGGCCTGAAAGCGGCGGTTACTCCAACAACGCAGCGCTTCGGGGAATTTTATCAGATTGATTCAGCCCACCTGACTGGCGAACAAACAGAATGGGACCTGCTGACAACGCTGGCTGCTATAGAAAATTTCTCAGTCTGGGTGGATGGGGAAACCCTCTATTTCCAGCCAACAAAAGACCCTGCAAAAGCCGATAACTACGTGATTCGCTGGCAGCCGCCGGGGGCATTAGCTTACCCGCAGTGCAATATGTCTGATGACCTGTCTTTCTCGCGTGCCTTGACGATATCAAAGGGTGTCACGGTTGAAGTGCTGAGCTGGAACGCCAAGAGAAAGAATAAGCAATTCGTTGCTTCCTACCCAAAGAATGCCAAAGGAACCACACCGGGTAATGCAACTGCCAAAACTCAGGTTTACCGGGTTATCCGCAATGGGCTCTCTCCGGAGTCAGCTGCAGCGCTGGCGCAGACCATATATCAGCAGGTCATTCAGCATGAGATGAAATTCAGCGGCTCGACCGCCGGCGATAACTTTCTTATGCCACAAACTATGGTGCGTATTGAAGGCACAGCGAGTCCGTTTGATCAGCTTTATTACTGCGACAGTGTTCGACGCACTCTGAGCTGGGAGTCTGGTTATGCGATGAGCATATCAGGCAAGAATCACAGCCCCGCACTGGAGGTATCCGAGTGAGAGCATTACTGAATGCAATAGCCGCTCAGGCGCAGCAATCCGGGGCAGGGCAAAGCGGCACACGGCAGGGCGTTATTACTGCTTACGATCCGGTTAATTATGCGGTGAAGGTTCAGCTTCAACCAACAGGTGAGGAAACGGGCTGGATACAGCTTAGCTCGCCATGGGTTGGTGATGGGTGGGGGCTGGCAGCGGGGCCAATGATTGGCGCTGCAGTTGAGGTTGAGTTTGATTCTGGCTTGATGGGCGCCGGCATGGCAGCGGGACAGTTCTTTAACGATGAGGACCGCTGCCC